GCACTCTTTATGGAATCCGCAACAACTGAATCTTTCGGTAGAAAAATCCATAATCGATCACCTCTTCTTAGAATATTTCTTTAACAGATCTTCAATTGCCTCATCCATTAGTTTTGACTGGGGAATACGTGTTTCTTCTGAAAGCTTAATTAATTTTTCTTTGAGACTTGAGTCAATCTTAGTTGAAAAGGGCTCTCTTGCCACATTAAACAACTCCTTTATGTGATCTAGTATATCATTACAAGTAATTACATGTCAATACATTTTAGGGGGTAAAAATATGTAATGATTGAACTTAGAAAAGCCTTGAAAGCATATCTAAAATCCATTCATCCTAATGTCGCAATAGATGGGAAAAGTGTTAGTAGGGTTCACTTTCAAGCTGCCCCTGAGAATGCGCCGTTTCCGTATCTTGTTTATGACTTTCCTAATATTTCACCTGATGGCGAGTCAATGGATTTGGCAATGGTTGACATCGATGGGTGGGACAGTCCAACAAATGGTGATACAGCTGCACTTGAGACGCTCATGGCCCTAGTTAACGGCAATGGGAATTTGATTAGCCCAACTGGTTTAGACAAAGCAACGTTATTCACTGAAGCCATAGCTGTTACCTTTTATTTAGACATCAAAATCCCCTTAAGAGACGATGACCCAAGGATACGAAGACGCAAATACATCTATCAAGCGAAACTATTTAGGAGAGGGTGATAAACTTGCCGGAACTAACAACCGAACAACTCGAAAATATCCAAATCGACTATGGCCTAATATATACCAACTATGGCGAATTGGACTCCGCATTGCTTGGCCCGACTCGTGGCGGTGGGGAATTCAAGGCTAACGCAACAGTGAGGCAAATCGAATTTGATGGACAAAAGGGAATGACCAAGGGAACGAAGGTTGTTGAAGACATCAACGCCGCCTTAACTGTCGTTACCCTCGACACAACGATGAAGACCTTGGCGATGGCAATGCCTTGGGCGACATATGATGATGTGGGTGGCACTATCACCTGCAAAACAGCAAATATTGGAATCATACCAAGCACTAGCTACCTAAAAAACGTCACCATGTTTGCAAAAACAATTAAGGGTGAATACAGGAAAATCACACTTTACAACGCTATGTCGGAAAAAGAATTCTCTTTAGCCGCAAAGCCCAAAGGTGAGGGTGAAGTGAGCCTAGAAATCAACGCTCATTGGGATGCTACCGATGACACTGCAAATCTGTTCAAGGTTGAAACCGTGGCAGACTTAACGCCACCAGTATAAAAGGCGGGGAGAGATCCCTGCCCTAATTTTTTAGGAGTGAAAAATATGCTAACCACAGAGAAAGCCTTCGATATGCTCCCTGCAGTAGTGGACCTCTATGATAAATTAGATATTGATGGCTACAGGAAAAAGTTTGCCGAAGAGAACAAGGGTAAGAAATTAGACGAAATGACAAAGGGAATCGATCTATTTAAGTTTATCCTTAAAAACTCAGGAAAAGTAAAGGACGAAGTTTTTGAAATCGTCGCAGTCTTCGAGGATAAGCCAATCGAAGAGATTAAAGCTCAAAACTTCATGATAACAGCCAAATCGCTCAAGGAAATCTTTTCCGACAAGGAAGCAATGGAGCTTTTCAAGTCGGCCGTGAAATAGGCTATGCTCGCGTATTGAACCTGTTACACGGCCATTACGGAATTAACGGATCGAGCAAGGTTAAGGTCAAGGACATCAACAAGTTATTGATCGGGGCTATCAAAAAAGAATCCGAGGATAGCCTTTGGGACCGATGGATTAGGTTGTGCCCATATATGGAGCTAGGCCAGATAAAGTTCATTGCCTTTGAGGATTACAAAAAGGCTTTGATCGAGTCGAGAGTTAAAGCGTCCGAAAAGACCTCGGAGGAGATAATAGCTGAGTTGATGCCAGTGATTAAGGCACATGAAACGACACAGAACAAACGCTCTTTAGACTAAGGGGCGTTTTTTATATGCCGTTGAAAGTGAGGTGGTAATAATTGGAAATCTTTAAATTGTTCGGCTCGATTATGGTTAATAACGATGCGGCCAACCAAGCGATCGACGATACTGACAATAAAGCTCAAAAAACATCCAAGACATTCGGCGAAATGCTAGGCAGTGCTGCAAAAGTCGGCGCAGGAATAGCCATGGCGATGGGGGCTGCCGTCGTAGCGGTTGGAGGTCTTGCGGTTAGCCTTACGGATGATCTACAAAAGTCGCTTAACGGTGTACAGGCGGCGACAGGTGTCACCGACGATGCGATGATCGGTATGAAAGATACCATGTTGGCCATTTATAACAACAACTTTGGTGAGAATTTTGAAGAAATAGGCACCGTAATGGGTATAATTGCCCAACAAACTGGTCTGGCTGGAGAAGAATTGCAAAAGATGACCGAAGGTGCGTTTTTATTGAGGGACACATTCGAGATGGATGTAGCGGTGTCAGTGGAAACAGCCGGAGTTATGATGAAAAACTTTGGACTTAGCTCCGATGAGGCATACAACATGATCGTGCAAGGTGCCCAAAACGGCTTAAATAAACAGGGCGACTTACTCGACATCTTGAAAGAGTACGGACCTCACTTTGCGTCATTGGGATTCAGCGCCGAAGAGGCCATGAATATGCTTGTCAATGGGGCAGAGGGTGGAGTTTTTTCTGTCGATCAATTAGGTGACGTAGTCCATGAATTCGGACGGAAAATGCGGGAAGAAGACTTGTCTGAACCCTTGCAACAGCTTGGATTGGATAGCAAAAAATACACAACTATGGTCGCCCAAGGTGGGGAAACGGCCAAGCAAGCATTTGGAGAAATAGCTCAGAAGATAGCCGCAATAAAAGACCCTGTACTACAGAACCAAATAGGTATAGGTATCTTTGGGGACATGATGGGCGAGGTTGGAATCAAAGGTGTCTTGGCTATGTCCAATACTCAAGGGGCCATAAGCGCAACGACAGATGCCCTTGGTAAGATCAACGAAGTAAAATACGACACCTTCGGCGAGGCTATGCAGGGCATAAAACGTAACCTTGAAACGGGGTTATTAATCCCTTTGGGCGAGTCGATCATGCCAGCGCTAAATGGTATGGCGGGGTGGATTCAGACAAACATGCCAGTCATTCAAAACGAAATTGAATACGCAATGGGGCTCGCTGGGGATGCAATTGACGATGTTGGTGTTGCGATAACCGAGACGAAGGAATTTTTCGAGGAACACTGGGCAGTAGTTGAACCGATCCTTGCAGGGATAGGAGCAGGGGCAATCACAGTCGGAACAATGACGTTAGCTATAAAAGCATGGAATGTCGTTACCGCTTTAGCCACAGCGGCACAGACTGGCCTTAACGTAGTAATGAATCTAAGTCCATTTGCTAAAGTAACACTACTTATTGGACTACTCGTGACAGCAGGAGTTGCCCTATACCAAAACTGGGACACAATAAAGCTAAAAGCAAAAGAATTGTGGACAGCAATAGACGTTGCCTATAAAACAGGTGTCAATGGCGCTATTGATATGATTAACAGCCTAATCAAAGCCATCAACAAAATCCCCGGGGTCAATGCACCGTTGATTGCAAGAGTCAAAATAATCACTGAAAATAAATCAAGCGCAAAAACGATAAATGACAGACTCGGCAACAACGCGCAAGGAACCGATTACTGGCGTGGCGGATTAACATGGGTTGGAGAGCAAGGGCCGGAGATTGTAAACCTTCCGCGTGGATCTCAAATATACCCTAATGGCGAATCAATGAGGATGGCGAGTGTTGGAGCAACACCAGGAGGCGTAACTGTCAACATCAACGGAGCCAACATCATGGACGATTACGGTGTGGATCGCCTCATGGATCGAGTAATGGATCGACTGGCACTCAAAGGGGTGAGGTAATGCGGACATACACAATAGCCGGAAACACTGTCATGGCCCAGAAGAACTCCCTCAACTACATGGATACCCTGAACGATAGGACTACCTGCTCATTCATTGTCATTGAACCAGCATTTGAGATTGACATCGGCATGGAGGTAATAGTCCAGGAGGACGCGGACGTCATCTTCGCCGGTACCGTGGATAACTCAAGCGAAAGCGGGGATAAGGTTGTCTATGTCTCAGTCGCTTGCGTGGACTTCTCCCAACTCATCGACAAACGGATCATTGCAAACAGCTACGAAAACGAGCTTGCAGGTGACATTGTAAGGCATTTTATCTCAACCGTTTTTACCGAGGAAGGAATCACGGAGGGCAACGTCCAAGACGGTCCGCTGATCTCTAAGGCAGTATTCAATTACGACAACGGCAATGTGGGCATGAATTATCTTGCAGAAACAACCGGTTTTAACTGGGAGATTGATAATCTCAAACAACTCAACTTTTTCGACAGGGGAACATATACAGCACCCTTCGCCTTGACGGATACTAGCCATAATTACCAAGGTCTAACGGTCAAGAAATCCCGATCAGACTACCGCAATAGGCAGTATATCAGAGCCGGAACAGACACAACGGCAGAGCTACCACTCGAAAAGCCCACGCCAAAACCTGACGGAGTAAGCAAGACGTTTGTTGTTCGATTGCCAATCGCTCAAAAGCCAAGGATTTTTTTAGACTCGGTAGAAGTTAATCCTGCTGACATCGGGGTTAATGGCTTAGACAGGGATAAAAAATATTACTTCAGCTATGGTTCGAACGCCATCACTCAAGATACAAATACAACAACCTTACTCGACTCCCAAACCCTAGAAGTGACATACAAGGGCCTCTATCCGCTATTGGTTGTGTCTGAACTGCCAACGCAGGTAATCGCAAGGAAAGCCGTCGAAGGTGGCTCTGGAGTCCACGAGAACATCATACAAGAAGGAAACCTCGACACTCGACAGGCGGCCCTAGAATTCGCTCAGGGCAAGCTTGAAAAGTACGGGATTATTCCCAAGTCTGTGACATTCAACACTTACGAGAAGGGCCTCAAGGCGGGTCAGCTCTTGTCAATCACGAACGCTAAACACAACCTAAGCGGAACGTTTTTGATCGACTCAGTATCGGCCAGAAATGATGGGGTATTAACGTTGTATTCTGTCCGATGCCTTGACGGTGCAAGTGTTGGTGGCTGGGAACAATTATTCAAGACGTTACTACAGGGCAACAGGAAGATAGTTATCAGGGAGAATGAGGTTGTGGTTAGGTTGATAACCTTCACGGATGAATTTGTTAATCTCAGCATGGAGGATGAAATGACGTATCATCTTCACCAGTATCATTTGTGTGGTCAAATAATATGTAGTCCGGGGGTGATCTTGTGAGCGCAACAGATGGGGTTAGAGCACTGATCCTAACCTCCACGATTGCAACGAGTATTGATAATATCGATATTCTGAGCGTCAAAACAATTGCAGGGGAGTTGGAGAGATTCCCGCCACAGAACATCGTTATAGTTAGCCAAACGGAGCGGAAATATGAATTTTACTTAACCGAACTAGAGGCGATTGGTGATCTAATCGGGATGTCGTTATATGGTAACGGGGCAACTGTAACCCTTGGCGATGGGACGGAGATGGCAACGCAAGTTGTAGCTATTTCCAAAACAGGGACACAGAGCCTGTTGATTTATTGGATTGTGAGGGTGGTGGTATAAATGGCTTATGATCCAACGATTTGGGTGGATGATGTAACGCCCGTGAGCGCGCTGAAAATGAATAAGATCGAGCAGGGGATAGCTGATGGGGAAAAGATAATACCTGCTGTGCTTACGAAAGACCCAGTCTTGCCATACCCTGATTTTGTCCCGTGGAAGAGGTCAGACTTTCCAACAGATACGTACAGAATGTATGTTAATGGGCAAAAGTATACGTTTAATATGGCTACAATCATTGGTGCTAGCGCGCTAGCACCACACTTTGAAGGTTTTATCTACAAAGATGGAGTAAACTATGTTGAGTTTCTGGAATACTCAAATGGTGGCGATGGGGGCACAACAGAAAACGATACAAGCGTAACATTTGGCGCGTCATATATCACCTTGTCGCTTTCTTACAATGATGATCCAGCATACACCAATGATGTTTACATTAGGACTGTATCTTCATTCGATCTCTCGTCAATTAAGGAGATAAGAATTGACTGGGAAGGGACACTCAGCGCTGCTGATACCGACTTCCCAATGACGCTTGAAGTGGGCAATGGCGTCAAGGCATTAGCTCACGTAGAGACTTTTACCAGAAGAATCGAGACGCTAAGCATTGCCGATTTATTTGATAGCAATTACTTATACGTACGAGCTGAAGACAATGCGAATTGGAAAGGGCGAACTGTGACTGTCAAGGTTTACTCGATAGAGTTAGTCCCTTTTAGTTAGAGAGGAGGGTGTGCTTCATGTGGTTAACCCTAGATAAGGATAGCAAAGTAATATCAATCCATGACCAGTTACCAGTGACGGAAAACGAAGTTATCGAGCTAGAGGGAAGTTGGACAAATGACTACCTTGTGGAGAACGATGTGTATTTAAGAAGTCGGTCGCCGATGTCTTTTCATATTGAAAAACGTAAGGTGCAGGCGCCACCAGAGCCCAATCAAGACGACTACCTACTGGACCTAGACTATCGCCTATCGATGACCGAACTAGGATTATGAGGAGGAAAAGAAAATGTTAACTTACATCTATTGCAAAAAGGTCATCGCAAACGGAACCTACGGGCTCAAGGAAGACATGATGATGAAGCTCGACGTGTTTTTGCTCAACAATCGGATCACGCAAGAGCAGTACACGGAGTTAGTCGGATTACTAAACGCCGCCTAAAGGGCGTTATTTTT